AGCAAAAAATATCAGCTATCAAAAATTCATGGAGGTAAAAAAATAGACAAATGAAGCACAACGAAAGTAAATTGCAGATAGCCTGTGTGAATTGGTTTAAACTTCAATACCCAATGTACATTCTTTTCTCGATTCCAAACGGAGGTCGCAGAACTTTGATAGAAGCGAAGATATTAAAAGCTGAAGGCACTATGTCAGGCGTTGCAGATTTGTTTCTAATGTATGGGAATAAAGAGCATAACGGACTATTTATTGAAATGAAATACGAGAAAGGTCGGCAGTCAGACTCGCAAAAGCTATTCGAGCGCAAGTGCAAAATATTTAATTACAAGTACACTATCTGCTATACATTTAGTGAGTTTCAAAACACTATTAACGAATATATAAACAATAAATGATACTAGAAACTATTTTAAAGGAGCGCCATGCGCAAGGCTATACCGTAGCTCAGCTAGCTAAACTCATAGGAAAATCAGAGCCGACTACACACCGATATTTATATGGTGAAGTCAATATAAGTTTAGAAGATACTTTGACTATTTGCGACTTTTTAGGCATTGAAATAAGCCTTAAAATCAAACCAAAAGAGCATAAAAAGAACTTTTTTTTACTAGCTGAATAAAATATTTTCAGTTTTATATTATTACAAATCAACAACTTAGATATATTTAAGTTTTTTTAACTTGCATATATTCAAAGTCGATGTATATTTGCACTATAATTAATCACAAACTAAAATTAATCACAATGACATCAACAGAAATAATTAAAGCAGAATACAAAAGAAGAACGGATTTAGTAAATGACCTTAACTTTAGAAAACAATGTGTTAAAATGGCTAAAGCATTAGGAATAACAGCAGATGAATGGAATAAAGATAAAGTTCATATTATGCTAATATTCGCAAACAAAATATGTCAATTAGAAAATCAAGCGGTGTAAAAGCCGCCTTTTTAATCAATTAATCACAAACTAAATAAATAATCATGTTAAAAAATTTCACAAACAATTTAGAAGCGACTGCATACGGTTACGCCTTAGCAGCATTAATCACCTCAGAAACTGACTGGAAAGCAGAACCTACTATTATAGCAGTGTCCGCAGAGACTGATAGCAGAGTCAAACTTATAGTTAGTTATGTAGCTGGGTTAACCAATTACGGTCATGACAAAGACGAATGCGATGACATTATCGAGCTAACTACATTTCATTTTATTGATATGGATTCAATAGACCTAGTTACTGAACTTGATAGCCTAACTAAGTTCTTTGAAGGCTTAACCTTTGATTCAGAATATAACGGAAAGGACGATACAGATTACAGATAACCTTTAAAATTATAAGACATGAACGTATTTAATCAAACATTAGCCGAACTAGATAGCCTTATGGATAGCGCACAATCTATCATAGATAAGTATAAACCAGCTGACAAGCCATGCGAGAAAATAGAACTACTAGAAGACATTCAAGAGTATTTCGAGCGCAAAGAAAATCAAAAGTCAATGCCATTATGGTTGACAGTCAGAATTGAAAAAGTAATTAATCACAATAAAACCAATTAACAAATGAAAAATTTATTTAAAGCATTAAGCGAATTTCAAAACGAAGTACCAATTATTCACAAAGGAACGCAAGGTTATGGCTATTCATATAGTGACTTGCCTACTATCTTTCCTGTCATTAATCCGCTATTAAAAAAGCATGGGTTAGGATTTACCCAACTAGGTCAGGGAACGAGCCTTAAAACGCTTATATTCCACATTGAGAGCGGTGAAACTATTGAAAGTATATTTGACATTCCGCAAGGTGTGCAATTATCTAAAATGAATGACTTCCAAGTTCTAGGTTCGGCAATAACTTACATGAGACGTTATGCGCTTAGTTCGGCTTTAGGAATCATAACTGACAAAGATACTGACGCTGGAGGTGAGCAAATAAAAGCGGATATTGATAAAAGAATATTAGCGTGCAAAACTCAAGGCGACCTAACTAAGTTATTCAGTGAGGTCAACCCAAAAGATGCAGCTACAATAGAGAAGTTCACCAAAAGAAAATTAGAACTTAATGGAAAATAAGGGCAGATTTTCAGCAAGCGGAGTATCAAAGCTATGTGCCGAAGGAACTGGAGCTACAAGGCTAAGTTATATTTATGAAATAGCCTTAGGTCTAGTAGACTGCAAACCAGATATTACGACCAGCGCAATGTATCATGGCATCAATAACGAAGCTGCAGCATTAGATATATTGATACAAGAAAAAGGCGGTCAGCATAACTTTAATTTTGAGACTGGCAGACAACAATCATTCAAAGTAAATGACTATTTGAGTGCAACGCCAGACGCATACGAGCAAGGTATTTGGACAGGGGATGCCAAATGCCAATACTCAATTAAAGGATTTTTAGAGCAGAACTCCAAAATATCGAAAGCATATAACTACCAAGTTCAAACTCAGATGCTCGCATTGAAAGTTGACAAAGCCTATCTTATTAACTACCTGACCAAACCAGAGAAATTCGGACAAGACGATTGGACTGAATATCCGTTCCCATTAGAAGACCGTTTTTATATTCACGAAATAAGCAAAGACGAGGCTATCTGCGACGAGATTTTGACTAAGACTGAACAATACCACCATTTAATAAATGTAGCCTATGAGCAAATGGCAAACGCTACTATTTTAGATGAGATGGAGTTTTTCTATAATCAGCTTAAAAATGGCGTTTACTATAAGTCTCTAAAAGATTACTGGGTGAACAATGAAAGCGAGGTATTTAGATTTGACAATGAATTTTACATAACTAAAAAATAAATTAATCACATGAAAAAATTAGAACCATTACACTATTGGCTATTGATAACCGCATTAGTTTTATGCAATATTATTTGGATTTGCACGACATTGGACGTTGCAAAGCAAAGAGACGAATTAAAAATATTCATTAAAGACCAAAAGGAAACCATCGACGGTTTATATGAGATTTTAGAATACAAAGACAGTTTAATTAATAATCAATATATTTGCACAGAGTTTTGTGATTAATTCTCTTTGGGAGGTCGGCTGGGTGCAAAGCCTAGCGACCTTCTTTTTTTAATTACTTACTAAAATTAATCACAAATGAATAATTCAAAAATTAAATTAAACCCTGACCAACTACTAACTAAGATGTTAGCATTTGCCAACTCTATAGAGTGTCCAGCTGAAAAAAAATTAAGACTAATAAACGGTGCTTATAAGACTTGGGCTGACGCTATAACAAACCACAATCCATTTACCTATGAGAAAGTAAAAGGAGAACGAATATATTATATTGAGAATATACCAATCCTTAATAGACCTAAAACATATACAGTCAATAAGCGTAAAAAAATGACTGCTGCTGACTGGATACAAAGGAGAAAAGACGCTCAATATAAAACACAATTAAGGGAAGAAGCAAAAAAAGCAAAAGAAATAAAGCCTAAAAAACAACCAAAACAACTTACAAATGAATATAAAAAGAAGCCTGTTATAGACTTAAATACTAAAGAAATTTATAGTTCATGTACTGAAGCGGCAATTAAAAATAATATGCAAATAGGCACAATGAGTAACTATTTATTACGTAAAAATAAAATAAGACCAAAAGTAACTAATTTTGTATATTTGTCTGAATATAAATCAAATTTTAATTAATAAATTAAAAAATGAATACGACAGAAAAATGGATAAAAGAACTTCAGATATTGGAACGGCTGCAATCAATGTCCAATCCAAACTATATGAATTACAAAATCAGAGCTGCTGAAATAAAACTCATCAAAAAATTTATTCAATCTTTAAACAAATAATAAAATGTTAATAAACCTCTATTTAAAAGAAGAAAAAAAGTCAATCACTATTTCAATTAACGAGAAAGTAGACAATTATGGAAACAATTGCTCTGCATGGATAACCCAAACCAAAGAGGAAAGAGAAAGTAAAGCATCTCGCACCTATGTAGGTAATGGTAAGGTCGTATTTTCAAAGGCAAAGGAATATCCAATAGCCCCAAAACAAGAATCTAAGTCAGACGATAAGACACCTTTCTAATGGACTTAGAACAATACCGCTTTCATAAAAAAATGCCTATTGAGCCCATTATAAAGTGCAAGGCTATGATATTAAATCCAAGTCGATTGAAGGGAGCTATCAAAGAAATTGAATCCAATGTGGAGCTATTTCACACAGCAGGATTAGCGCATGATAAGACTATAATATTTATGGCGAGAGTTGGTAAGGAGATAAAACCAGTAAACGAAAAAAAAATATGTCAATAGATAATTGTCCAGAAGGCGGTGAGGGGTTGCTAGTCTATCCGCTAAAAGATTTGATTGCACTAGATATTGCTAGGTGTTCTAATAAAGAATGCGAAATAAGGCACGAATGCGCGCGATATGAGCAATCAAATATAGATAAGCAATATATTAACAGGATAGTAAGTTTCGGAGCGTTTGAGCCTATCAATTCAATTTGTAACTTTAAAATAAATATATGAGTAAATACATTTTATTCGGTTTGATTATCTTTGGCTTAATGATAGCTTACCTTATACCGCCAACTGACTCTAGTAAGCCAACAGATAAACTATACTTTGAATTTAAACAAAAGGATAGCTCGGTAACTGCCGACGGATTTTTAAGATATAAGGGCAAGTGGTGTCCGATAGTATTAAATGACTCAATGGCGGTCATATATGAATAAATTAACCAACTAAATTATAAAAGAATGAACTTAACAAATTTAACACCAGAACAAACATTGCAAGTATTAGGATTGGTACATTATGCCGAAAACAATACTGAAATCCAAAAAGAAATTAATTGGAAAGACCATTATCCTACATTAGTAGAAAATTTTGAATGGATAGACGAACTACAACACCAATATGAAGACGCAGTAGATAGTAACGAAAATTATATACATGGAGTTTCTTTTGCGGATTATGTATTACGTATTGAAAGGAATAGACAAATTGACGCTAAAGAAATGCACAATGAACATAGAGAAAATATTGTATCCTAAAGCCAATAAGCTAAATAAAAAAGGTTATATTCAAATAATAGATGCAGAATTAGACCCATTAGATTGTTATGTAGTTAAAGATTGTATTGAAATAATTACAACAGAATGTAGCTACATAATGCTTAATAAAATCAATCTATTAAAAATGATAGAATCAATTGATAAAATTAACCACTAAAAACTAAAAGAATGAAAAGCACAATCAAATTATTACAAAGCCTATTGGAAGGTAAAGTCCTAAACTGCAAAACAATTATGAAAGACTTCGGATATTCAAACGCCAGTCGAGAGATTATCCGCAAAATTGAGCAGCCTTTTGAAATCACCCTCAAAAGAGAAAAAGTAAGCTCTAAAAATAGATATGGTGAGCCTGTAACCTATTTGAACTATTCATTAATGGCAAAGGATAAAGCCAAAGTGACTAGGTTATTGAAGTCATTTAGCAAAGCAAATGGATAAATTTGAATTAGCTGAAAAGATACTAGCCATTTTAGAAGAAGCGGATTTGACTGACTTTGATAAGATGGCTATTATTGTTGAAGTAAAAAAGCGGTTAGTAGCTGAGAACAAAATGAGAATGCAACGTGAAATCTATGAGCAATTAAGAAAAAATGATTAATTTTGCTTTATGAACGGAGTTCCGCTAGAGGTTTTGCATCACCAATATATGTCAAGTCCACTAGCTAAATATAGATTAACCTATGAACAGTTCGCATACTACTACACTAAATGGATAAACGAAAAAATAAATGAAAGATAGAATAAAGCAATCAATTAAACTAGACTGGCAAAAGATTAAAGCGTTGCAACCTGAAAATGTAAAGCTACCCTACAATACAGCGCACCTTAAAAAGTCCTTATTAAAGTACGGATTTTCATTACCCTTTTATGTATGGGAAAGTGAAGGTGAGTATTACTGCATCGACGGACATCATAGGTTAGACGTATTAAACGAACTAATAGCAGAAGGTCATAAAGTGCCAAAGGAACTAAACGCAGTAGAAATCGAAGCTAAAGACCGTAAAGAAGCTATATCAATTCTAGTATCAGTGTTTAATCAAAAGTCTAATCCATTCGCAGAAGAATACCTTATTGAGTTTTTAGAAGTTGAAAATATAGACATTCAAGAAGTCAGTATTGAAAGTGTTAATGTTGTAGTTCAAAATGTAGGTGCGCTCGGAGATTTTGAAAATGAAAATACTATAGATTATTCAATATTGGATGATGATGAAGATTTTCTAAAAAGCCAAACAGAGCAAATGTCGGCTGGAGTTAAGAAAGCAATACAGATAGAATTTGAAAATGAACACTATGAAGAAGCCTATCAGCTTGTAAAGTTTTGGCGTGAACAAAAATTGTATGTAGGTGGGTTCTTAATGGAAAAGCTAAAAGCAGAAAAGGAAAAGTTATGATTTGTTTTATACCAACAAAGGGAAGGTTAAATACTAAAACTTACAAATTGTTTCAAGACGTTGGTATTGAAGTAAAGCATTTTATCGAACCACAAGAAATTGAAAAATATGAAGTTCCAAGCAAAGTATCCATATTAGAAAACGATAAAGGGATTGGGTATGTTAGAAACTTTATGCTAAATTACGCAAGGAAAAATAATTTTGAATGGGTTTTAATTTGTGATGACGATGTAGACCATTTTGGTTTATACAGAAATGGTAATATAAAAAAAGACGCTTCAATATGGAATGAAATTTTTGACAAAGCAAAACAATTACCCTTTGAATTGATAGGTATAAATTATAGACAATTAGCTTGGACTGAAAAAAAAACTTATTCAATAAATAAAAAATTTGCAGAAGTTTGCGTTCTAATGAATGTAAAAAAAATTAAATGGGATTATAGATGTCAATTTAATTTAAAAGAAGATAGAGATTTTGCCTTGCAAACAATTAAAAACGGAAACGGTATTTTGAGATTTAATAAATACTTTTTTAATTGTCCAGACGTAGGCAGTAATTTAGGGGGGCTGCAAAATCAATATAAGGCTAAAAAAGACGAAGAAAGCGCAAAAAAAATGTGTAAAGAATGGCATCCGTTTGTCACCTTAAAAAGAAAAGGTCAGCGTATAGATATGAAAACTGATATAAAAGCATTAGCAACACATTATAAAAAACAAGTAAAATGAAAAGAATTGATTTAATAGCAATAGACCATAATCGTAAAATAGGCGAATCGTGTGAATATATTGAACCAAATGTAACAGAAGATTGTATATTTTATGCAGATGGCGAACCTGTAGGGTTTTATCTAACTAAAATGCCTGAAAAAATGTGCAAATTAGCTGATTTAGCCAATTCTGAATTAAGGACTAAAAATGTACCTAAAACAGAAATGAAAAGAGCACCTACAGATGGTATTGATGAAAAAACAGGAAAGTATAAATATAAAAATGTAGTATTGCAATATTCTACAATAATCGGTTCTGTACCTCCAAAGCCACATATGAGAAGAAACTATGCAACTTTATCAAGTGTTCACGGAGTAAAAACAGCACAAACATTTATAAAAGCTATGCTATTATTAGCAAAAGAAAGTGAGCAATTAATAAAAGAATTATTGCCAAAACAATATGAGCAGCAACTTGAATTATTTAAACAAGTGCCAGAAAAATGGAAGTTTGGAAATCTGTTTACAAGTTCTATTTCAAATTATAATATTTCAGCACCATTCCACCGCGACGCTGGCAATATAGTTGGAGCAGTAAACGTAATTATTTGTAAAAAATTCAATTCAAAAGGTGGAGATTTGCACGTTCCAGATTACGGAGCTACTATTGGTCAGCAAGACAATTCAATATTAGTTTATCCAGCGTGGCGAAATGTTCATGGGGTGACTCCAATTATACCAACTCACGAAGGAGGATATAGAAACTCACTTGTATTTTACCCATTAAAAGCATTTGTAGGATTAGAAGATTAAAAATCAACCAATGTCAGAATCAATACATCACCCTAAACATTACGGAGGAGACAATACCTACGAAGCTATAAAGGTAATCGAACACTATAACCTAGACTTTCACTTAGGGAATGTGTTAAAGTACATTCTAAGGGCAGATAAAAAAGGCAAGGAGCTGGAAGATTTGAGGAAAGCACAATGGTATCTAAACAGGAGAATAGAACAGTACGAACATAATATTACTAAACGACAAAAAGTGTCGCTAAACGAGCAATAAACGAGCTATGGCAAAAATTGATAATCTTAAAGGTAAGGGGGTTAAATTCTCAAAAGACTACCAACCGTCACC